TTAATCATTACTCCTTACAGTTTAGAGCATCATGGTAAAACTAATATAAAAAAGGAGGAATAATTTGACATCAAAAACTTTCAAATGCCGACAATGCAGAAACAATACAAAAAAGAATATAAAAAATTATGGAAACTATGAAGCTTGTAAGTATGATCCATTAATTGATGTTGAGAAACAGTACACAATGGAATGGATACTATTGAAGAATTTAGATTTCCATCACAAATGTCCATTATTCAAATATGTTAAGGAGTGAATTATGTTTTTATGATGAATGAATGTAATGCTTGTGAATATTTAACGTGGACTTATGATGGGAAGAAATCAAATTATTGTTACCTTAAATCAAAAGATGAAACTTGTAAATATAAAAAAGAGGAGTGAATTTTTATGAAATATGAAGAAGAATTGTTATCTTTAAAAGAAGCTATTGAATATTTAAAAATTAAACCTGAAAGAATAATATCAGTAACATATAATGAACCAAGAAAAATTGTAACAGTAACTGCTATTAACGAAGGAAGTAATGGGGATTTCGTGATTAATCACAAATTAAGTATACCTTTAAATCGTATTGAAGAAATAAACATTATGCCTAAGGAAAATGAAACAAAAGCAGAACACTTCCTAAACATGAAGATTAATGAATTGGAGAAATATTTTTCATCAGAATTGGATGTTGGATTAAGTAACATATTTATTTTTCCTAAGAAAGAAAGGATTCAATTACGGTCAACTTTTTTCCTTAGTAAAGAAATGAAAGCATTACAAGAATTCTTTAAAGATTGTCCAATGGAGATTACTTATGCAAATGAGAATATTAGGTTAACTTATGATATATCTAGTTGGGATAAAATCATATGGGAGGGGTAAAAACTATGATATTTGGTTGAGGTGTTTTATGATTTTAAGTGATAAATCTTTAACAAGATTAGTAGAGTCTGATAATTTAGTTTGTAATGGTATAATGTATAATATTCAACCTGCTAGTATTGATTTAAGGTTAAATGAGGATATAACATTACCTCCTTTAACTTTAATGTTAGGGAGTACTATTGAGTATATTAATATGCCAATTAAGTATGCTGGTCGTGTTGAGGGTAAGAGTAGTTGGGGTAGACTTGGATTAATGATTCATGTGAGTGCTGGATTCATAGACCCCGGTTTTCATGGTAATATTACTTTAGAGTTGTTTAATTGTAGTGCTGAAGGATTACAACTTAAGAGGGGTATGAATATTTGTCAAATGTGTGTTGAGGAATTGGATAGTGTTCCTGAATATGTTTATGGTGAGTGTCATAATCATTATCAGGGCCAAATTGGTGTAACTGAGTCTGTTTTGAAAGAATGGTCAAAGGAGTGAAATTATGAAAGTGAATGTGAATGTTAAAGAAGTTACAGGGTATAATGTTGATATTAGTGAAGTTAAAGGAATTAAATTTATAAGGAGGTTATAATGATGATTAATTCTTGTGCAGTACAAACACCTGTTCAAATGAAGTTTAATGATGAATTTTATAATAAGATTGTTTGTAGGGATAAAACTCAAACAACTCGTACAACTTTAAAACAAGGTATTCATTTAGGTAAACTATTTGAAGCAGTATTTAAGTTTGAAGAAAATAATTTACCTTTGATTCCTACAAAAATCACTATTAAGAGGTTTATTGATTTGAATAAGAAGGATGCGAAAAGAGAGGGTTATTTATCTGAAACTAATTTTAAATTAGATTTGATGAAGATTTATCCTGATTTAAAGTTAGATTCTGTTGTTTACTGTATACAATTTTATTTACATGAAAAATGGCATGATGATGATTTGGATTATTTATTAGGGTGATTTTATGGATTTGAATGATTTTAAAAATAAATATATAGAATATGATGATGATAGAATAGCAACAGAACTAGAAATTGAAGATGAATTATCTAAGAAGGTTTTTCTTTGTACTGTTAATATTACTTGTCATGGAATTGAAATTTATTTAGCACAAGGTAATATTTGTATTACAAAAGATATAATCAGAAAAGTTGAAAAAATAGTTGGTTATCAGGTTGAAGAAATTTATACTGAAGATAATAAAATTGTATTATTAATTCAATTTCAGGAATTAGAGGATTGATTTATGCGTACTGAAAAATGTATGAATTGTAATTTTGAGCGTAGGGATTGGAAATATTATAGTGAATTGAAAGATAGAGTGTATTCATATTATTGTAAATTAACTGGTTTACCTACTGGTTCTTTAAAAGGTGAATCTTTTATTGAATTTGAGGATATTCCTGTTTGGTGTCCTTTGAATAAGCCTGATGATGAAAGAGTGAAATTTATTATTGAAAGGTTGAATCAGATTGAATTGGAGGAGTTGGTTAAGGATTTGGATTTTTTAGAGAATGAGTTTGATTATTTGGAGTCTAATGTTAAAGTTATGCGTGAAAGTTTTAAGATTTTAAGGGATAAATATAATTTAAAATAAGGAGTTTGGTTAAAAATGAGTGATAAAGTTTTATTAGAGAAATTGGCTGCAATTGAGCATGAGCAATGGTGTGAGTGGAGTAAAAGTATTAGTAAGGATTTAAGAGGTTTACTTAATTTATGTCCTATTGAAAGTTTAAGTGGTGATGATATGACTCTTATACTTGATAATTTGGATAGGTTAGATAGATGGGGTAATATTTTATGGAAACCTTATGATGAGTTAAGTGAGGAAATGAAAGAAGAAGACCGTGAATATGCTCGTAAAGTATTGAAAGTTTTAAAAGAAATGGATTAATGATATTAAATATAATTATGGGAATAATTCTTATCACTATGATAATTATTTTATCAATAATGATTATTACACTTTTTTATGAGGATTTAATTTTGGTTAAAAATGAGTATAAGAGATGCTGTGATGAGGATAAGAAGTTATGATTGATTTTATAGGAATATTTTTACTATTGTTTATTGGTTTTGGTTGGATTTTTGTAATAAGGAATATTTTCAACCTATTAATAAATGAGGAAAAAGAGTTGGTTAAGAATGAGTGATAAAGCATATAAAGTTAAATTTTATGATGATGAAAGATTTAAAGGTAAATATGATTGGTTTCGTATTTCATCTAAACCTTTATTTGATCTTACAAAAGATTGGGAGATTACTGAAATTTTAGCTAACCATAATGCGTTTTATACTTCTCCTGATGGTGATGATTCTGATTTCATAAAAATTTATCGTGAGGATTTGATTGAAATTATTCGTGATACTATATTCATGTTTGAACATTCTCGTAAAGTATTTTATGAATTATTTAGTGAATGTGAAATTGATGGTGCTGTTACATTATTTGTAATTTAAGGTGATATTTTGAGGGAATCGTTATGTTATACTTGTATTCATAATGTCAAAAGAGAAGACCTTGATGGATTCCGTACTTGTGATGTTAAGGATAAAACAAAAACAAAGGTTACTAATATTGACCCTGCATGTAAGTTTTATTCTCCTAAAAAAAATAGGTTGATAAAATGAATAAAATGATAGTTCAAACTCAATGTATTATAATTTCATTATTATTATTCTCTATAAGTCAAGAGTTATGTAGGATAATGTTTAACACATGAGGGAATAGAATATGACTTACAATTGTAATAACTGTATGAATAAAGGATTTATAAATTGCTATTATGATATTTACTGGGAGTATAAACGTTTTTATGATAGTATATTTGAATTATTGAATCATAATTATGAATGCCCATACTATAAGGAGAAAGGAGTATAAAATGTTTAGTAAAGAATTTACTAATGAATGTAACAATAAAGTGTTAATAAGATTACAAAGCCCAGATGATCATTATGAATATACTGGTTATTATAATCTTTTAGATGGGGAAATGTTGGATTATTATTTGGAAGGGGAGTTTCCAAAATTTTTAAGTGAGTTAAAAGTTAGGGTTAATGATTCTTATTTATCTGATAAATTAAAAGAGTTCAATAATGGTTATGAGTTGCTTGGAGTTACATGGTATCATAGTGTGAGTTTACATGCTAAGGTAATTGAATTAGATTATAATTAAAAATAAAGAGTAATAAATCAACAACTTTTAAATAGAATACATTCTCACTTTTCAATTCAAATAGTTACAAAAATTCTTCAACACTACTGTTATGAGGTAAGTGTAATTTGTACTAACATGATCCTTTTCTTTTTTATTTACAATGTATTTCATGAAACATTTAATGAAACTATTTTCATCATAAACATCTTGAGTGTTTAAATATTTGAAGAATCTTTTTAGAATGCTACGATAAGTGCGTATAGTATTTTGTGAGTAATTTAAGATTTTAATATTAATAATGTATTCATCAATCATTTGAGTGAATGGGAATACTTTTTTTAATTGTACTATATGGTTACCATGGAATTGGGGTAGTTCGATTTCATTGTATGCTTTGTATTTGTTTTTTTTATTAATCATAAGTTTACATTACATTGTATTAATTAATAGGGATTATTTTTTCACAAACCCCTAAAACAAATTAATCATTATGAAAAAATTAATGGTGATAATATTATTAATTATATAAGCTTATTTTCAGGTATAGGTGGATTTGAGTATGGTATACAACAAAGCAAATATGCAAAACAATTTAATTGCGTGGGATTTAGTGAGATAGATAAATATGCAAAGTCAATTTACATTAAACACTTCCCAAAGCATCCTGACTTGGGGGATGCAACAAGAATCCGAACCGAAGAACTTCCGAACATTGATTTCCTTGTTGGAGGATTTCCTTGTCAAGCATTCAGTATCGCAGGGAAACGAAGAGGATTTGATGACACAAGAGGAACTCTCTTTTTTGAAATCACAAGGATTCTCAAAGACAAAAGACCCAAACATTTTCTACTCGAAAATGTTCAAGGTTTACTATCTCACAACAAGGGAAAAACTTTCCAGGCAATCCTTGGGGTTCTCACCGACTTGGGGTATACAGTTACATGGCAGGTGCTTAACAGCAAAGACTTCTGTACCCCACAAAAACAGACGAAGGATTTATATTATTGGATATCTTGGAAGAAAATGTGGAGGAGAAATATTTCTTGAGTCAGGAACAAACAAATCGACTAATAGCCAAGTAGATTATCTTATTGATAATGGTCGAGGCAAAAAGATTATTAATCCTAATACATTAACTCAAACATTAACTGCAAGTGGGAGCAATGGTGGACATAATACTTTTGTTCCATCTTGTATACAACATAATTTCACTTCAAAAGTTCATAAACGAAAATATTCAGTTGATACTGAAAAGTTAAAACTTGTTTTAAGAGAAGCTAAAAAGGATTCTAATTTTACTAATCAAGAGTTGAGTGATAAGTTAAATGTTAGTAAAACTTGTGTGGATCATTGGTTTCGTAATGATAATTGTTTTAGTATCCCTGATAAAAATATTTGGTTAAATTTAAAAGATTTACTTAATATTAGTACTACTATGTTTGATAAGAGCATTATGGAATTTGAGACTATTGATGGTGTTTATGATAGGAGTAATCGTGCTTATGATGAAAATGGTTTAAGTCCTACTATTACTGCTAGTAGTGGGGAGTTAGTGAAAGTTAATGAACCGTGTATTAAAAAGGTGGGTAATGTTCATCCAAGTGGTAAAGGTATGAGTGGCGAAGTGTATGATACAACTGGTTTAAGTCCCACAATAACTACAAATAATGGGGAGGGGGTTAAAGTTAAAGTTAATCAGAATATTAAACGATTAGGGAATATTTATCCAAGTGGATATTGTACTGGTACTATCTATGATCCTAATGGTGTGAGTCCTACTTTAACTTGTAGTCATAGTCAAAGTGTGAATATCCAAGTAGGTACAAAAAAGGGTTATCAAGAAGCAAAACCTGGTGATGGGATAACTTTAACTCGTCCAGGTTGTAAAACACGAAGAGGTAGAGTTAGTAAACAATCATCAAATACTTTATTAACTGATAATAATCTTGGAACATTAACCTCTGATTTTCGTATTCGAAGACTCACACCTATTGAATGTGAAAGGTTGCAGGGATTCCCTGACAATTGGACACAGTATGGAATTGATGATGAAGAGATAAGTAACACTCAAAGATATAAATGTTGTGGAAATGCAGTAACCACAAATGTAATAACATACTTGATTAATTCAATATGGGATAATTTAAGTTAAATTTCCCCTAACACTTCCAACAAATAGAATATTATAAAACTCATAATTAATGGAGGAATATAAATTGTTAAAATGCGAAGTAGATGATACAAAAGAATTTAAAAACTTATTCATAGGAGTAAGTAAAATAGTTGATGAAATCAGATTAAATGTAAATGATACTGGAATATTATTCAGTGCCCTAGACAAAAGCCATATAAACTTCATACAAGCACATTTAGATTTAGAATTATTCACAACATATAGTTTAACAGAACCATTCCAAGTAATAATAGACACAGAACAATTAAGCAACATACTTAAAAGAATCGGTAACAATGATAAATTAACAATAGCAGCCAATGAAGCAAACCTAAACTTAATAATTGAAGGGGATGAAAAAACAACTCGAACATTTAATATTAATGGTGTAAGTAAAGATTATAAAGAAGCAGAACCTCCAGAATTAGAATATGCAACAAACATTACATTACCATTAAAAGTTCTCATCGAAGCAGAAAAAGATGTGAATATTGTTGAAGAAAAAATCTTATTCAAAGTTGATCCTGATTATTTCAGTTATAATAGTGAAGGAATGTTTAACAGTATAACTGGTAAATTCATTCATGGAGAACATGTAGAAGGGACTGTTGATAGTTTATATGCATTAGAGAATGTTAAGAAACTTATTGGTTTAAACATATCAGAAGATGTTAAATTATTTATGGGTCAGGATATGCCTTTAACTGCACAATTTGATAATGGTTATGGTTTAAAAGTAATGATGCTCATTGCACCTAGGATAGAAGCGTAGATTGAGGTTTAGATTGTGTTATTGATTGATAAAGTTAAAGTTAAACTCATATTAGAGAAACCTTTACTTTCCCAAGATTATTATGTTTGCTACCGAACACCAGTAAGATTTCATCAGATGAAGATTAAGTTAAGAGATACTGACCCAATCATTATTGAGGGAGAGGATGTGGAGTATATGAGTTTGAATTTGAATAGTTTACTAGTGCAGATTCAAGGTAGTAATGTTACTGGTTATAATTTAAAAGAAATTGAAAGTTTAGATTTAAAAAATTAATTTATTGGAGATGTTTAAAGATATGTGTACCCCAAAAGAAGTAAAGAATGAAGCTTATCCTTTACCAGAACCTGATTCTCCTATGTGTTATACTTCTGCATTTCAAGAGGAAGAGTTACCTACTAAAAATTATTTAATAGAAAAATTAGTTACATTCAATAAAAAATATGCTGATACTTTAAAAGATAGACATGAATTAGAAATAGAGTTAAATCGATGGTTATCAAGTAAAGGTATGTTAGGTAAGATAGAATTACATAATTATAGTTTTGATTGGGTAATAACAAATCCTGAAGGCTTTGCAGTTAAGGAAAATATTGATGATATTGAAGAAGAGTTAGGATACACTTTTAATATTGTTAGTATTGAAGATGATTGTTTAACTTTACAATTTGTAGAGTTAACAGATGGAGGAACAGTATATGCTTGATTATAATGATTTAAAAGAATATGAACCAATATATGTTAAGAATAGTAATAATAATGATACCCGAACTTGGGACCATATGCCCTCAAGGAAAGAATTATTATATTTAAGTTCACAACACATACAAGATGTTATGAATGGAATAAACTTCTTATGTAAATTATTACTTGTAAAAGGAGCTAAACATGATTATACTAAAATTACATTAGCTAAAGAACAATGGGAAGATTTTAAAACTGTATATGATTCCAATAATGAAATTAATTTTTGTGACTTAAATTGGTGTAAAACACATTACTTATTAGAACGACATCATTTAAATGATTATGTTCCTATTGATGTTAATCTACTTGATGTTATTGAAATGGTTGTAGATTGTACTATGGCAGGTTTAGGTCGAAGTGAAACAGGTGAAATTTATCCAGTTAAAATTAGTGATGAAATTTTACAAATGGCAGTTAAGAATACTGTTGAATTAGTTAAAGATCAAGTAATAATAGTTAAAGAGGAATGAAAAAGAATGATAATTGTAATACCTGAAATAATAGTAGGATTCATATTAGGATTAATAGTAATGTATATTGCATTAGTCATTGTAGGTAAATGGTTAACAACAAGAAGAGCAAAACAACTCATAGAAGAAGCATTAGAAAACATACCTGAACAAGAAGATGGATAAAAGGATGTATGGTTATACATTATTAGAAAAACCTTATCATGCCACTATAAACAAATCCAGTTGGGATATAATAAACACAAACACTGGAGAAATCATGGCAAGTTTTTACTACACATTAAATGGTAGAGACAGGTTAAACGCACAACAAAGGGCAAAAGATTATATACAAACACTAAACCAAAACTAAGGGATTATAATATTGACAAAGGAAGATTATGAAAAGTTAATAAATAAATACCAAACAGAACAGCCTGGGGAAATTTGGAGTAAAGAATCAGAAGCAAAGAAGAAACAATATCAAAGAACAACAAGTTATACTCAAACCTGTCAAATAATAATGGATGCCTTATGCATAAAAGGAGAGCAAAGAAAACATGCAATATGGATAGTAGAAAATATTCCATTAGAAGAATTACATCGAACAGCTAGTAGTGAAATGATAATAGCAGCCATATGCTTTTATGTGAAAAAATTATTCAATCCCAATATACAATTCAAGGATTACAGTATACTACGACATTATAATCTAAGTTTAGAAGTGGCATACCTTATCTGTTGTAGGATAGCAAGTTATGCTTTTAGTAAATCCTACCTTGTACCAATAGAAACAGATATGTACAATCATAAAGAATTATATGAAACCGAGGCAAGTAAAAGATGAGTAAAGAAAAAGATAGCACCGGTGGCGTGTCCCGTATATATAGTGATAATGATACTAAAGAAATTCTTACAAGAATGACAAATACACATCAACAAAAAAAACAGTCTGATGAAAACCTTGTTGAACCATACACTAAATGTCCAATCTGCAATACAATAAATCCAATAATGGACACAAGTGAAATACGATGCAACACATGCCAATGCATACTAAGTAACAATTATCCATACACTGCAGGATTATTACATGATTTACCATGGGGTATACGCTTATGAAAACCCCAACCAATACTTATAATTTAAAAGGAAAAAAATTATACATATTCCCATTAAGTGATTTACATCTTGGATCACCAGCATGCAACCTTGAATACTTCCATTACTGGGAAGAAATCTTCAAAAAAACACGAAGTAAAAACAAAATCATATACCTACTCGGAGACATGATAGATACACCAAATCTACGAATCGGTAGTTGGGAATTCAACATGACATGTGATGAACAAGTAAACCGTTTAACACACTTACTCAAACCATACAAGAAATATATACGATACATGGTAACAGGAAACCATCCAGCAAGACTACGACGAGATTATAATTTAGATCTTGGAGAAATAGTATCAAAGAATCTGGAAGTACCATACAATCGTACAGACTTCTTCGACACATTAAACATTAATGACCAACCATTCACCATTTATGGAAAACATGGTACAAGATTCAGTAAAAGTATAAGATTAGCAGAAAGAGGATTCATCACAGATATGAACACAATAGATGCTAACCTATGCATGCAAGGACATAACCATTATGGAAGCTTCTTCACAAATGTTTACAGGGCAAAAAATGGTGGAGTAGGTAGAAGATACTATACATTCACAGGACACTTCCTAAACTATTTCAAATCATATGCAATAGATAAAGGAATGACTATAAGTCCAGAATCATTCACTCGTTTAAACATTAACAAAAACTTAAAAGTGAGTGGTGATGAATACCATGTTGACCAAGAAAGGCCTGATCTTGTAAGAATCTAAAATAACATACACTCTCCCCCTTTTTTTTATTCCCTTTTTTTTATATACATCAACCTTTCTTTTTATTATAACATATTTTTAATCATTATCATACAAATTTAATTAATTAAAATACTTTTTTTTATGGAGGAAACAATTATAATGGAAATAAATAAAAACAATTTAACAACCGGAATCTACAGTGCAGTAATGTGGATAGCATTAACCCTTGGATTAGATACACAAATCGCAGGAACCTACGCACCCCTAATCGCAGGAATAGGAGCATTAATAATCACCTACCTACTAACCTACCTAAACGAGAAATATCCATCCAGCCTCGTTACCAAAGTATTCACAGAAGCAATAAACGAAACCACAGAAACAGAACCTGAAACGAGTGATGATGGAATATAATTTAAATGAAATATAACCTAAGAGACCTACTAAGCACAGGAAAACCACAAGGCGGAAACCAGGAAATATGGGATGAATACGTAAACTCTGGTGAACAAAAACATTTCAGATACTTCAACTATGTGAAAACATTAAGTGCAACAGCACTAATAGCATTCGCAATAAACCTCGTAATGGGAGCAATCACAGATTACTTCCTACACCCAAAACCATTAGCACAATTCGATTACGTAAGCTTCAGCATAGGAGTAATCGTATTAATCATAGTAGTACTAGGATTATGGATGATAGACCGAGTAGAAGAATTAAGAGTGTTTCGTGAAAAAGAAAAAGCTTGCGAACATGATGAACGATTACGTAAAGAAATACGTGAAGAAATCATACTAGCACAACAAGAAAACTGTAAAGATAAACCAGAAGAATAATACTAAAAGTCCCACTAAATAAAAGGAGAATGGATAAGACAATGAGACAATCAAAATTAACACCAGAACTAACAGAAGATTTATGTGATTATATTAGTCAAGGTTTAACTTTTAAGGATGCTTGTCAGTTATTAGATATTAGTACTAAGTCTCAGCAACGCTGGGAGAAGAAAGGTCGTGAGGCTAAGAGTGGTAAGTATTATGATTTTTATTTGGCTTTGAAGAAGGCTCGTAAGCAGAATAAGTTGTATCATATTAAGAAGATTAATGCTAGTAAGGATTGGCATAGTAGTGCTTATATTTTGAATAATATGTATCCTGATGAGTTTAGTAATAATAATAAATTATCTTTAGATGGGGGTTTGGGTTTGAAGCATGATGTGTCCTCGTTTTTTGATGAGGGTAAGATGAAACAGATTTTAGAACAGGAAGAAGAGGATAAGGTTAATGGCGACTCAAAGGGAACTCAGGTTGAAGCATCGGAGGGAACTGAAGGAACAGCAGATTAGTTTATTCTTGAATGATTTGTACTTGTTTTATCGTTACTTTGTTGCTTCGGATTATGATGATGATGTTCCTGCTCCTCATATTCGTGAGTTGGCTAAGCATTTAACTAACTTGAAATTAGGTGTGGGTAAGCATAGGTTAGCAGTAAGTATGCCCCCACGACATTCAAAGAGTAGTATGGTTACTATTGCTTTTCCTTTATGGTTAATCTTTCAAAATCCAAAACAAAAAATATTAATTGTTGCAAGTCCGGGTTTAGCTGAAGTTTTCGGTATTCGTATACGGGAATATGTGAAACAGTATGGATCCTATTTTAATTGTTACTTATCCGACATTAAATCTGCTAGTACTTATTTAATGTTCTGTGACCATGATGGAGAATTGTATTCAGGGAATATAAGATTAACCAGTCCAGAAGGTTCAATCACTGGACAAGACGTGGATATTCTAATAGTAGATGACCCTTACAAAGGTTTACCTGATGAATTAACACCATCTGGTTTGCAGAAGAAAATTGATTGGGCGAACACTATACTTGAACAAAGAATAGAACCCCATACAAAGTATTGTATACTTCACACAAGATGGAATAGTAATGATTTAATAGGGTATTATAAAGAGAAACAGAGTGATGATTTCACCTTTGTCACTTATCCTGCATTAAAAAATGATGGTACACCTTTATGGGGTGAACGATATACTAAAGCTGAGATATTGAAGAAGCGTAAGAATATTGGTGAAAGATTATTCAGTAGTATTTATCAACAACAACCTTTAGATGAAACTAGTACGTTTTTTAATATTAGTAAAATCCATTGGACAAGTCCTGAAGATTTACAAATAGAAAAATCTGTAAGAGCATGGGATATGGCTTCCAGTGATGAATTACAAAACAATTCAGATTATACGGCTGGAACATTAAATCATCGAGTTGGGGAGAAAATCTTTTATTGTAATAATCTAGTTCATGGACGGTATGGTAATGATAATTACCGAAAAGTGAAACAAGTAGCTGTGATGGATACTCCTAGTGTTAGTGTTGAGATTGAGACAGGTATTGCTGCGGCTGGTAAATTATTATTCCATGAATGGGAGCAACAGTTGAAAGGTTTTAATGTTGAAAGGGCTGAAGCTATTGGTAGTAAAGTAGATCGTGCTACTCCTTTTAAGAATGCTGTTGAGGATGGTTTGGTTTATATTGATTTACCGGAAGGGTCAGGGCGTCAAGCGTTGTTGGATGAGTTAAAATCTTTTCCGAATGGTAAGCATGATGATATTGTGGATAGTTTGAGTCATGGTTTTAACTATTTGTTTTTGAATCCTAATGATGGTAAGGTTGATAGTGGGCCTGATTTATTATATCTTGATATTTAGTTTTCCGTGGAATACTAACTTTCAATTTTATTGTTTTAGTTTTTCTTGGAAACATTTTACAAATACTTATTTGTATATTTTGTGAAAATAATGTATTATTCAATTAATACTGTGGATATGTCAGAGTGGTCTAATGAGTCAGATACAATGGTTGCATTCTGATGGGGCAACATTAATTTGTTTTTACTCCTCCGTAGGTTCGAATCCTACTATTCACATCCCCACGAATGTTGGTTCAAATTTTCCCTATTTCCTATACATTTTAAAATTAGTGATTAATATGAATGGAACTTACTTAAAAATTTGTGAATTAATAAATCCTAATTTAGGTATGAATTCTTCAGCTAAACACTTATTTGATTTTATTAACAATTCTACTTTTACAATTTTTACAATAGATTTTCATGGTGTTGATTTCATGGGCAGATCTTTTGCACAAGAATATCTTTCACAGAAGAAACATACAAAGAAAATTGTAACTGAGATTAATGAACCTGAAAATGTTTGGAGAATGTTTGATGTTGTTGAAAAAGATTTTGAAAGGATTAAAAAGGAGTGATTAATGAATGTATAGGTATGATATTTTAAATTTTAATAAAGTAGATGGGGAATATTGGGAAGATGCTCCTTTTATCTTAGCTCATGAAAATCATTATACTATAGAAGAATTTAATGAAATGGTTCAAGAAGCTTACATTAAAGTATTAAAAGAAGATAATAAAAAATGGAATAAAATTATTAATGCTACAGTTCATGAATTAATTCATAATAAAGGATTTCATGCTACCGTGCCTGAAGGTAGTGCTATTTTTATTAATGATAAATTTACTAAAATTGAGTTTCCTGAGTAAAATCATGATGAAAGATGAAATCAAAGATATAAATGAGGTTCATATTTAAGGTTAGATCTAAAGTTTATGATGATAATCCTTGTGTAATTAAGTACTGATTGTTAGAAGTTAGGACAATTAGTTTGAAAGAATATTATATATTTTCAGTTAGATAATCATATATGGTAGTGATGTACCCCTAATAATTTAGGCCATTCATGCAGGCATAAAGGTATGGGGGCGATAGCTCCCAGCTACCCATTTTATATTTTAGTTCAATAATTCATTGTGATAAGTGGGGTGAAATCTGGTAAATTTAATTTATTACTCCCTTTTTTTATCACAAAATAGTAAAGTGATTTGCCTCAAAATAGTAAAGTTAAATACCCGAAAATAGTCCAATAGAAAAATTAAAGCATATACAAGTTCTTAAAACTTATTTAAAGCTCAATTTGAATTTATTAAGGATTACTTAATAAACTCTAAGAACCGTTAAAAACATTAACAAAGCATTATAATTAATTATTTTACAAATTAAAACATTATGGCAAGAAAAATAGGACCCACACCAACATTAAGTGGGAAAAAAGCTAAACATTTCCAAGACGAGATGAAAAGACCAGCAACAAAAGCTGAAAAAGAATCATACAAACACGCACAAAAAGTTTACAGGGAAATAGAATTAGAAACATGCACAACAATCAACACATCACACAACGATTAAAAAAACTAAGAAACCAATACAACATCACCAACACAGAACTAGCAGAATACCTACAACTAACACCCAAAGAAACACAAAAATTAGAAACAGGAAAAAAACAATTAACAGTAAGCATCATTGACAAACTATGCAAACTCTACGGATGCAGCGAAGAATACATACTCTGCCAAAACAATTTCTATGATCCACACCAATTCATCCATAACAAAAATGAATTAAAAGACTTAGGGGCCATAGCATCAATGAACACTATAATAAGTAACATACAATTCCTAGATAAAGCATACAAAGATTTTAAAACCAATCTAATAAAAGAATTAGAAAAATAATCAATTGCTATTATAGCATCAACTGGATAATGCACCAAACTCGTAATTTGGAGACTGCAGGTTCGAATCCTGCTAATAGCTCTACACAAAAATAGGTACATAACACATTTTCAATACACAGAAAAAACAATCATAAACTCTAACACATTTTCAATACACAGAAAAAAAAATAAAGGAAACAAGAAAACCGTGACAATAATAATAACACTCAAAAACAAAAACGAAATCTACCTCGCAGCAGATAAACAAGTCACAGGAGGAAACCTAAAAAAAACATTACCCCAACCAAAATATTTTAAAAAACCATTCACCATAACACCCAACATCCTCGAAGACACAACCGATAAAGACCATACAGAATACCTAATCATAGCCTACGCTGGAGACATAGGAATAATCAATCACTTACAATACGGTTTCAAACTACCAGACAAAATAGAAACAGACACATTCGAAACATACCTACACCTAGACCTACTACCAGCACTCCAAGAACACTACACAGCATTAAACCTAAGACCACCAAGTGAAGAATATGAATTAGACTTCAACCTATTACTAATCTACAAAGGACACGTATATGAAATCTTCTCAGATTACACAGCAATAGAATATGATAGTGATTACCATTGCATCGGCTGTGCAAATGAAATAGCACAAGGAAGCTTATACAGTACAATTGGTGAAGATCCTGAATACAGAATCAACATTGCAATGCAAGCATGTGCACATGAAAGCAACGCAGTATCCACTAATTATGATACAACCATAATAACAAACAAAACATATAAGGAGGAATAAAAAATTTATGAGTAACATATTCACAAAAGCATACCATACAATAAACAATAAATTACCATTCCTCCGCAGACCTAAAAATGAATCATACACCAACACATTACTAAACCAGTATGGTTGGACATTCCAAAGAAGAAGTAAAAGCATGGGCGTAGGATGGAACACTTATTACCATGCAATGAACAATGTATGGGTAAACGCTTGTATCCAAACCTACCTTGATGAAATCATCAACCTTGGATTCATAATCAACAATCCAGAACAAAACGAAGTAGACTTCACACACACCAGTTACCTTGAAGGATTATTCAACAATCCAATGGGAGTAAGTAACAATGACAGTTACGAGATTTTCACAATGTTAATGTGGAAATCCTACCTAGGATTAGGTGATGCTTTCTGTGAAGTAGTACATGATCCAGAATATACAAATGTACCAATCGGATTAAAACACATACCCTCAGAGTATATGAAATATAATTTAGAGAATGATTGCTGGGAATTCATGAATGGAACACACCAATTCGAAGATGATGAATTAATCCATGTCAAAGACCCAGACATACGAGGCAGTGTATGGGGTGAAAGTAAAATTGATATACTCGCATCAGACATAGCACTAGAAATCCTTGGACGTACACATACTTCAGATATACTTGAGAATAATGGATTAGACCCACGTGGAGTATTAGAGTATGATACAAACTTAGATGATACTAAATGGAATCAGGAAATAGCACGATTATCAGCATTAAGTCAAACACAACAAAAAACAGGAACACTTATCGTTCGTGGAGGAAAGTATACACGAGCAACAACAAGTAATCGTGATATGGAATTCATGGAGTTGATGAAAGATGTGCGTGACCGAGTATTAGCCACTTACAGTGTTCCTCCTCAAAAAGTATCAATTATTGAAACAGCAAATCTTGGTTCAGGTTCAGGGGATAGTCAGGAACGTCAATTCAAAAAAACTTTAAGTGGTAAAAGTAAACTCTTTGAAGGAGCATTTAACAAAGTATTAGGACGTTCATTATTCAAAGAAATATTCCAATACGGAGACTTGGATTTGGAGGATAAGGAGAAACGTGCTAATATTGAAAACACTCAAATACATAACGGTAGTGTAACCATCAACGAGGTGCGTAGTGGTTATAGTATGGACCCAGTAGATTGGGGTGATGTGCCACTAAATTATAATAATAATACAAGTATGCAAAGTTTGGAGGATATAATAACCCAAGAACCAATAGATAAACCTGATGATATTGTACCAACCAGTAAAACAATGCTAACCACACCAAACTTAAAACTTGATATTGTGAATAAAGCATTAATGGAACATGGTTTAACTTGGGAAGATTATTGAAAATGAAAAGTTTAGCATCAACAAGTAAAATCATAAGCATGCCTGAAAGCGTGTATTATGAATTACTTGATAAAGCATTCCCAGACACTTACCCTGTAATTGAGAAAGAATTAAACTTAGATGAGAAAAGATTCCTTGATGAATTAAATAATCTCATAAGTCAAGATGTTGATGCTGCAATAGAATACTTAAACAGTAAAGAGTTTAAACAAGCATTATTTGATTATCGTGATTTAAAGGAAGATTTCTTTAAAGATGTGGAAGACCAATGTTATGATATAGCTAATAGTAAAGCTCAAAGTGTTGAGGAGTTTATGGGAAACTTTTATGAGGCTGGAGCGAAACAGGGATTATCACAGATAATGCGTAAACTTAATTATACCCCGGCAGATGAACAAGCATTCTTCTTTGTTAATCAGTATGCGTTTACTAAGGTTAAAAATTTAGGTAGTGATCTTGTTGGGGGTATGCGTGAACATATTTGGCGTGGAATAGCTGAGGGACAATCACAGGATAAGATTGCTCATAGTATTGAGAATCTTCCTTTAAAACCTTTACCTGATAAAAGGTTAAGTGTTCATCAACGTGCGATTCAGATTGCTCATACAGAATCTAGTCGGGCAGTGAATATTGGTAAGTTGCAATCATGGGCTGATTATGGTATTAATTTAGTGAAAATTAATGAGATTGGTGATGGTTTAGAATGTAAAATCTGTTTAAATCTGATTAGTCAGAATCCTTATAATATTAAAGATGCTGATGGATTAATACCTGCTCATCCTAACTGTCGTCATACTTGGGTTCCAGTAACCTTAAGTGAGAATGAGAATGCTCGTGACTTTAAAGATTTACCTGATAAACCTGTAAGTAATCCTCCTGTGATGACTGGGGGTACTGTTAATAATCCTAAATCCCAAATTGTAGGGGGTGGGAAAATTAATCCTTTAACTGAAGAGCAAAGCTTAAGAAGTAAATTAAGTGGGATTGTTGATGAAAAAGATATTCCAACAGTTGCAAAGAATATGAGTGACTTCCATAATGCAACTAAAGATTTACATTATGAAAACCTTTCAATATGGGATAGTAAGTATAAGAATGTTACTAACATGTATACTGATCATAAGAAAGGTACAGTAAGTGTTCCGGATGAAGTAGATGATTATGTTAAAAATGGGGGATTAGCAATGAGTATACATAACCATCCAAAAGGAAGTAGTTGTCTACCATCAGTTGCAGATATATCAAATGGAATGGGGCATAATAGAACAATCTATGGGGTAACATCTTCAAGTGATAATGGTTATATTGTAATGGTTAATCATGCTCCAGAAGATAATGCTGGAATGTTCCATTGGGTTGAATTAGATCATCAAGCTAAACTTATTAATAATAAAATTAAAAGAGATTTTGAAAAAAGTAAAATGGCTCAAGATTATGATGCTAAGTTAAGAGGATTATTAGCTGATGGTAAAATCTCACCTAAGTCTGCTAATAACGCGTATAATACTGTATTTCATAAATATCTTATAGAGAATACTGATAAGTATTGTAAGTTGATGAATAAGAAGTTAAGTAAGTGTAATATTAATGTTTATCATGTTACACCATAAAAAATATATTTATTAGAAGAAACAAATAATAATCACATAAATTTTAAGGAGTAATGGATATGACAGCTTTAAAATATGATGAAGGTTATGGTCTTGGAGGAAATGAAAGTTTACAAAAAATCATTGAACTATTACCTGAAAATCAAAGAAAGGAATATATTAAAGAATTGAAAGAAGAAGACTCAACAGCTTACTCCGAATATGAAGAATGGGTTAAAAGCATGGAATCCATATCTGATAAGGAAATGGCTGAGATTGATGACTTAGCAAATTCTTTAGAATAAATACATTTACTATTACTAATTTTTTTTATTTTTATATTAACTTTAATTTAAACCTATTTTATATTAATCTAATTTTTACGAGTGTATATGTAACCTAAAACCTAAAAAACATAAAAACAATTAAAACACATACAAAACCTAATTTTTATACAAAACAATAATTAAAAACATAATTTTGAGTAATATGGAAAACAATAACCATTTCAAGATTTACTCAAAAATACAAACACACAATAACCAGAACATCATCAAAGAACAAGATGATGAAACTTATTCTAACAATGAACCATTAATCCTAGAAGGAATAGCATCCACTACCAGTTCCGATTTAGAAATGGATAACTTCACACCAGAATGTATCCAAGAAATGAAAAATCAAGCATTAAACTTAAACATACACTGCGACCATGAAAAAAGCTTGAAAAAAGTTATAGGAACCGTGATAAGTGTAGAAGACACTGATGACACTAACCTTAAAATCTTATTCAAAATCATACCCAGCATCAGTCCACTTGTAAAAGAAAGATTAGAAAATGATGTTAAACTTGGTTTAAGTGTAAGAGGATTAGTTAAAGATTACACTACCAATAAGGATAATGGATGGACAGTTAAAAGCATACAATTAATGGAAATCAGTTTAACTGGATTACCAGCAAATTGGGATACTTTCGGAACAGTACAATTACATAAAAACATTGTAGAATCCAAATGCTTATCTGGGGCATGTGCATTATTACGTAAGAGTAAATCAGAAACAAACAAAGAAGAAACTAAAACATTAAATAAGGAGAATACTATGACTGAACCAATTAAAAAAACAGAAGAAGAACAATTAGAGAAAATGGATGGAGAAATCTTCAGCCCAGAACAACAACAATGCATCATCGACCTCATCAACGAAGCATTAAACAACTTACCCCCAATGGATGAAAACAAATCAACCGAATCCAGTGAAAGTGAAGTTGAAAAAGAAGAAATAGCTACACCTGATGAAACCGAAAAACTTAAACAAAGAATTGCAGAACTCGAAGCACAATTAGAAGAAGAAAAAGCATGCAACCCTAAAAAGGAACCAAAGAAAAGTTTAACAATCGATGATTTAGACAGCATCATCAATAAAGTTGAAAGTAAAGTTGAAGATAATCTTGTTAAAAACTTAGAAGCAACACGTAAACCTGAAAGCAAAACTGATAAATTGGTAAAAGAAGAAGAATTAGAAAAAAAGGGTAAAGAAGAAACTGGTAAACCTGTAACTAAAAGTGCAAGAGAAATAGCTGAAATATTCACAGGTTAAACAAGAAAAATAGATTTAAACAGAATTTAAAGGAATATAAAACACATTTTAAAAAGAGAGAATTAAACAATTATGGTTAACTTAAACGATGCATTACAGACGAGATACGCTTCTCAAGAAGATTTAATTAATTTACAAAAAGCATTTGAAAAACAAAAAGCAATACAAGGAACTGAAGATTCTGATGTTATGATCACTATTGATTATGATAAAGACCTTCAAAATCTTGTAACAATGCAATCTCCTTTCCTCCGATATTGTGAAGGGGCAGGAATGGTAACTGGTGCAACAAGAGATAAGGTAGGTGTACGTAGAAGACAGAAAGCAACCACATCTAGTTTTATTGGAGAAAAAGATGATATCCCAGCATTTGACACTTCTACTTATACTGATGAAGTTGTTAAAATGAAAACACTTGTCTACCCAATTGAAATATCTGACTTATCCTTGAAAGGTGTAGATGCAGCAGACCTTTTAACTGAGGAAATTAATGATGGATACTTAGATATTGCACAAAGTAAAGATAAAGGTATACTTCAAGGTAAAGGTACTACAACTGCGAAAGATTTTGAAGGATTAATCACATCCACCACAACTAATACACATGATAACACTGGAGCAGTATTAGATTTAGATACTGTTGATAATGTAGCACAAGACATTGTAGATGCAGGTGGAAGTCCATCAGCAATTGTAACAACTGCAAAAGTTCAAACACAATTAAAGAACATGATGGAATCTAAACAAAGAGTACTTGATAAAGTAGATTTAAATATTGGTATTCGTGTAGTTGGATACAATGCCCCTAATGGACAAACTATTCCAATCATAGTAGACCCTAATATTGACACTACTGGTATTGAAGGACATGTACTTCAATTTGTGGATAAACGAGCATATCGTATAAGAGAATTACAAGCTCCAATGACTGTTGATTTTGCTAAAACCAAACTCTCAACCAGTAAAGCTATTTATACTTGGTTAACAGCATATAATCGTAATGAGAAATGGGGTGGAAAAATTATTAAAATCGGGGATACTGAATAAGTATGACTACTAGTTTTCAAAAGATTTTCCAACGTAAAGGTGGAGAAATCAAATATTTGTATGATCAAATTAAAGCTTTAAAATCCAGTACTCCTGCTAAAACTGATGTTTATACTAAAACTGAATCAGATACCTTACTGAATACTAAAGCAAACTCTACCGAGGTTTATAATAAAACTGAAGTAGATACCTCATTAGGTTTAAAAGCAAATACATCAGATGTTTATACTAAAACTGAAGTGGATGCATTATTAGCTGGTAAACAGGATAAAGCATAAAAATAAATTTTTAGATTATATTTTTTTAAAAGGACAATGGATAGGGAATGGTAATTAAGAAAGAAGATGTGCTGTTAGCATTAGAGCAGAATGGAGTGGATACATCAAGTTTATCTGATGATGAAGTGAATAGTATGATAAGTTATGCTACTACGCAGATTAGTAATTTAACTGGCTTATCATCTACACCAATTACTAGGGAAACAGTTGACTTATACCCATCACCCTATTTAATTAATTACTTACTCCCTTATTATCCAGTTAAAAGTATTGAATCAATTATAATTAACAATGAAACAGAGTTAACAAGTAATGATTACTTTTTGGATAAAACTAATGGTATAATCAAATTCCGCAAACCAACAATCTTCCCAGTAGACTTTGACATATTAACAATCAACTACACCAGTCAAATCAGTGAAGCTTACTGGACAAATAATGTAGAACCAGTAATACTTGATTATATTGTATTCCAAAACAATCCCATCTACCAACACTCAGGTGTTACTAGTAGTGTAAGTGAGGGAGATGTTAGTGTAAGTTATGATAATACTAGTAGTAAATACAATACATTCTACACTACATTAATGAATAGTATTGAAGATTTGAAAACAAGTAATAAACCACGAGCTACAATGTTATGACTTATTTTACTAATACAACAATGGAGTTCTGGGAACCCTATGAAAGTGAGGAGTATGATGTTTACACAGACACAAACCTTACAAAATATAGGTTAACCACTACAAGTAGTGTGGATTTCCAACCATACACTCCTAAAGAAAGTATAAGAGATTTTGGGAAAATATTACAAAACACTTTCAAAGTCTACACAGATGTAAATTGTTCAGATAATTGCATACTAAGAATCAAAAATGATACACTCACCTATAGCATCACAGGTAGTCCGCAGGTTAATAATCATTTCACAGCAACTAGTCATCATAAAATCATAATCACACAAGAAAGAACAAACCGTAAATTAGAGGAGTGATGAATAGTTTTGGATATTGAAGTGAAAATTAATGATAGTTTCTATAAGAAATGTGGGAACAATTGGAAAACCATTTGCAGTGAATGTTTAAATGAAGTAACATTAACAGCATATAATTATATTATGGAATCAGGGGTAGGTGTGCGTGATGGGAAAACACCATCTGGAGGTGCTCCAGTTGGGGTGTATGAAGATGGTAAAACTGGTGGAACTTTAAAAGCTGGACATCAATTAAATCTTGGAAGTTCATTAAGTAAACAGATCACTAATAATGTTGAATATGTGCCATATGTAATTAATGGTACAAGTCGTATGAAGCCTAACAATTATCCATTACGTGCTTTTAACAAGTTAAGAACCAATGGGGATATGACTAGGGTAACACGTGAAGTATTACATAAGTATGGGATAAATTAAAATGGATAAAGTAACATGGTTTCTTAGAAGCATATTAAAAGGATACATATCCATCAATGATGTTCCTGTGAAAATATTACCTACTTACACACTTGTAGATAGTACTCCTTGTATCACAATAAACAATCAAGGAGGAGGACGATACAATGATGGGGATAAATTATTAAACATGAATCTACCATTACCATCAACACACCCATTATATGATACAACTAATCCCAATAAACTGTACCCTCAACAAGTACGACGAAACAAGAATTATACAACAGTTGTGATTAATACTTGGGCAAGTACTGAACAAGAACGATACCAGTTAAATGAACAAGTCACTAATCAATTATGGAAACTCGAATCCGATTACTATACATTATGCAGTAATTATACTAATGGAATATGTAATACCACAAATACACCATGTCCTGTAACTACTAAGAATAATAGTCGTACTATTAAAGGCCAATGCCCAAACACAGAAACATATAACTATATTAGTCCATTCATGAAGTACAACATCATACGTTCAAGTTTTAAAGTAGAACCAGAATTCAATCAAGATGAGTATGATAGTAAAGAAACAATTTTTAGATCTATCTATAAGATTAGTTTAGATTATTATAATTATCATGTACTTGGAGGTAACCCTACAACAGGATTAAATATAATTGAACAAGGAATATAATCATTAAAAATTTTATATAGGATATTTTTTATGGCAGAAGAAGAAACACAAAAGGAAGAAGCAGTTACAAGTAAAAAGGTAGTTAAAGAAGTTAAGAAAATATTAAATGAATTAGTAACTGAATCAGAAGAAGAATATATATTACTCATTGGAGCATTATCCAAAAATGGATTATTACCCTCATATTATAAGGAACAAAAAGATATGAATTTAGGGTTAAATCCTGAAGGAGTAATGACAGATAAGGAATTTAACAAAATGATAAACGATTATAAACAAATGGAGGTCTAGGATTAAATGGTAAAACCTTATGTAAATCATAAAGAACAATCCAGTTTACCAGTAGTGGACACGGGACGGTATATACCTATCTTTATTGGAGCAACAGAAACAACAACTTACAGTCCTAAGATTCTTGAATTTAAAAAGTATGAAGATGCAGCTAAAACAACAGCATCTGGCGGACTCGGAATAGAACCAGTAGATTTAAACACTAATCCTTTACTTAAATGTATTAAAGAATTTTATGAAGAAGGAGAACCAATAGAAGCAACAGACCTTGGATTAGGTACATGTTACGCTATTGATATGGGTATAGCACCTACTACTGAAAATTGGACAGCAGCTGCAACACTTGCACAAACAAAGAATGATGCGAAAATTGAAGTTTACTTAACAAGTGATGTTAGTGTGATGGATGCAGTTTATACTAATATTATGGATGTTAATAAACTTGGAGCATTAAAACTCGCATACTTTATTGAAACAGATAAAACAGTATCCGATGCAGATTTAATAGCTAAAACAAATGTTTCAGGTGTAGCTGGAAGTTTCATTAATAAGTCACGTATTAACATTATAGAAAATCAAGTTGCAGGTAAGGAAATAGCTAAACTTTGTTATACTCCATTTGATATTGAACCTGGCCGTGATGCTTTCCGTAGTATTGAAGTAGGAACCTTGAAAGAAAGAACTCCTGCACAGATGGATGCGTTAAGTGATGCTGGTATTATATTTGCATATGATGATCATTTCGGTGCTACAGTAAGACCTGTGATGAATCTTGCTACTAGTACTGCTTGGGCATTGAACACAGAGGAAAGACCTAACGATTGTCTTAATCATGCACGGAGAATTGCTGATAAGGTTATTGAAGATGTTGATATTGTTGCATATAATCAATTGAAAAGGAATGAAACTGCAACTAATATTGCACATGTTCAAACTGATGTGGATACTATAGTTGATACTGGTATTCGTGAGGGGTATTTAATGGAGGGTACTGAAATCACAGTTGAAGAAGCTGATGGTGATCCTTTCACTTTAAATATTTATAGTAAGATTAAACCAGTTAACACTAGTCTCTATATTGAACATTACAGTACAGTATCTTATCCGAATGTTAAGGTAACAAGTTAAACATAATTTTTTTTATTTGAGAGTTATAAGATAAATGAGTAATAATGGTACAGAAACGAAAGTAGTTGAGAAAGAGGATACTTACGATTTAGGTGAAGTCCGGTTAGATGGTGAAGTTAAGATTGTGGGGAGTGTGAAGATTGAATCTAAAATAACACTTACTCGTCAAACTAGTATTTCTGATTATGAGGGTATTGCTTGGCAGATGAGTGGTGAGGAGCATTCCTTTGAATTGGGTGAGGTTAATGATATTACATTTTTCCGTAAACTTTGGAATAGTCAGAAGGAGGATGATTATGGTTGGCCTTTAGCTTTGTATAATTTCCGTAAAGGTGGAAGTTATGTTGAGGCTGCTGTATTGTATGGTTGTAAGTTGTCTGATAATACTTATGAATTATCTGATAAGAGTAAGAAAACTATTAAGGGTGAAGGTTTACATTTAAAGAGTAATGAAGATTTAGCTAGTTAATTTTTCTAGTTATTTTATTTTTATTATTCTTTTTTTTATTTTAAACAAATAGTAATACTAATTAATTTTTTAATAATACATAATGATTGTAAAAAAGGAGAGAAACTGAATATGAGTAAAAAACAAAACAAAAAACACGCAAGAAAAAAAGCAGAACAAGAAAGAAACAAAGACATAGACCAATACCTCTTAGAAACACAATACCCCCAAGAATGTTACGAACTACTAAAAGTAGACAACAACCTATCAAACGAAGAACAAGACATAGCAGAAAGAGTAAGAGACCACCAACCAATAACCGATGAAGAATTCCTAATCATCGGAGAAATCCTAGGAAGATGGAGAGGAGCACTACACGAAAACATACCATCAGAACTCGAAGAAAACGCTAACAACATAATCCGTGAAATCAACAGTGAAAAAGAATTACTAGACCTCCTAGACCAAAGACAATCAAAAACACTAAAATACAAATACCCAATCGGAGAAGCAGAAGACAGTAAAGAACAAGAATATGTGATAATCAACCTAATAATCAAACCAGTTGATGATAGTAGAGCAGTAGAAAGTATACAACAACACTTACAAATGTTCCAAGACATTCCAGACAATCAAAGATTCGTCTACGAGAAAGCACAAAGAGGAGAACCAATCAGTCCTGAAGAAGCACAAATAATCAAAAGTGTAAATAAAAAATTAGAAGAAAAAGGAAGAAAAGAGGACATTGCACAAGAAATGAACACATTCCTCGCATACAATGTAGATGTAAAAGATAGTGTACTAACAAATTATGATGATAAAAAAAGATTCTGGCAAAGATTAAGCTTCATGCCAAAAATGGCATTATACCTCCGTGTTCGTGATACTTTAGGTTTAACAGAAACCTTGAATGATGATTTATACTTTCTTAACTAATTCTTTAATATTTGAAGTATACTTCCGTGTAAGTAAACACTTAGGATGTTTTGTAAGTGATGTGATTAGGAAGAAATTTAATCCTGATTATAGTTTACTTATTACAAGATATTACAGGGAAGTTTTAAGTGAAGTGAAAGCACAGGAAGAGTTAGAGGAGAAGATGAAATAATTCTTTTTTAAATTTATATATTACTTTTTTTTTATTATTAAATTTTTTATTATGATAAATCAAGAATCAAACAAAAAAATTAAAAAAATAGGAGGTGAATCATGCCAACAGGAACAGATGTATTATTAAATTTCTCAGCTGTGGATAATG